GTGGAATCAGCGTGAATGGCACCGCGTCCAAAGTGTGCGCCGACATCATCATCACGGATTGCGTCATCACCGCCGAGCAGCTCATGAGCGCCATCGGTATCACGGTCGGCCAGACGCTGCGGTTGATCATCAAGGATAACATTCTGGACCAGTATCAGTTCACCCAGACCGGCGACGGTATCCAGATTTCCAACACGAACATGGCTTTGATAACCGGCAACATCCTGACCAATCTGCACACCGCGTTCGGCATGGTGCCGTCCTGCATCAACACCCAGTTCACCGGCAATATCCTCCAGGGCAACGTCAACAACGTGGTCGGCGACTTGTCCGCGTCCAACACCGGCACCAACATGATCCGGGGCAACACCGGGGCATATTCGTGGACCTTGCCCCATGGGACGCCCGCCATCCCGGCATCCGGCGTTTACATACAGAACACCACCGGCCTCGATGTCATGGTGCATGTCTACGGCGGCAACGGGGTGACCATTGGCGTCAACGGCACGAGCACCGGCATCCTGTTTTCGCCGCTGGGTGGCGAACCCAAGGGTGGCAGCGCGTTCCTTCCCGCCAACGGAACGATCGGCGTCAATTACGCTACGGCGCCGACATGGGTCTGGATACCGGTTTGATGACCTATAAGTTGAGATATTCGGACTATCCGGGCTCCGCTGGGCCGCCAGATCCGGCGCGGTGGGCGGGACCGCCGGGTCCAGCAGGACCGCCTGGTTTACCAGGACCGCCGGGACCAGCGGCGGCGGGCGGCCCGTTCCTGCCGTTGACGGGCGGCACGGTTGACGGACGCATCGCGGCCAAGGGGATGGACCTCAATCCGATCACGTTTCCCTCCGCCACGGGAGGGCTTGGGTCCGTCTTCACCGTGGCGACCGGCGCCAGTGGCACCGTGTCCAATGGAGGCGTGTTCGGTTGGAATGAAATCGATTGCATTTTCGATACGATGAACGCGACCGGATCATCCGCGATCATGACCGACATGTTCATCCAGCATCGGTTTGGAGGCGTCGGCTTTCATGGCGGCCGCCAGCCTTTGACGGTTTCCATTCAACAAACCGGCCCCGTTTCGGATACGCCGGGAGCGCCCGCCAGCGTCATTACCGGAATGGGTGTGGGGATCACGTTGACGGACACATTTGGTGGAACCGGGTTGACCAGCACGACCGCGACCGGCTTCGCCTCGGTGGTCAATCCTTACCTGAAGTTCGACCCTGGCTTCAGGAATGGCGGCGGCGGTTCCGTCATGGAACTGGACTACTCCCGACAGCCGGGGTCGTCATTCCTGGATTTCATCGCGATGCTCATCGCCGGAGTCGATGGCGACACGGCGCGGGGCACGCGTGATGATTTCGGGATCGCGTTCGTTGGTGGAGGCGGCCTTAAATCACTCATCTCCACGGGCGCCTCGGCGGGCTATCCCGGCCCCATTGGTTCGTTCTGGACTGTGACGCCGCATGCGGGAGACAGCAGCGCGATCGTCGCCAACAAGGGGCTCGACTGGTCGCGCATGACGTTCACCACGTCGGCGATCGAGACGCCGGGGTTTCTCGTCAATGGCAGCGGCGACCTGTCCTCCGGCAACGTCTATATCGGCAGTTCCTTGCATGTCGCCACGGCATTGGGAGCGGGCGCGGATTTCGATATTATCACGCCTAATGGCTCAAACATCGTTTTGGTCCCGCAGGGCAACGGCAGCATCGTCGCGCGAACCAGCGGATCGGGACGGTTTCACGCCGAGGGCGCGGTTATTCTTGGTGCCGGAGACGGAACGGTTTCGCCGGGTGAGGTTGGATTGACCAAGATCACGGCCTCCGGCACCGCGCCAGGCACGGGATTGGCCAAGTTCGCCGTGGTGGCGGGAACCACGGCGGGAACCGCCAAACTGATCATGTACGCGGGATCGTCAGGAACTCCGGTTACCGTCATCGATAATGTCGGGGCCGGGTTCTGATGACCCGTTCTGGGATGACCCGCGTGTTGATACTGCTCATCGCGGACGGCACGACATGAACCCAACCGATAAACTAAGCGTGACCCTGGACGCGCAGCAGTGGGAGATCGCGTGTCGGTTGCTCAGCGAGGCGCCTTATCGGTTGGCCCATCCACTGATCAGTGAAATTCAAAGGCAGTGCCTGAACAACTTAGCGGCGAAACAACCCCAGGGAAAATCCTCCCCCGCGCATGCGTTCATGGTGGATGGAGAAGGAGACGCGCGGTGAGCATGACCATAGGCACATTCCCCGGCATCCGCATCTACGACCTGCCCGACCTCGGCGCGGTCAGCGACACGTCGTGGGTCGTCGGCGAGCGCGCCGGGTCGGGACGGTTCAGCACGCCGGCGATGCGCGACTATGTAACGAAAAGCTTCATCGTCACGACGATCGCCGCGTTGCGTTCGCTCAATTCCGCCGCGCCCATGGTCCTCGTGCAGGGCTACTACGCCAGCGGCGATGGCGGCGGGGGCGCGTATGTCCTGGGGGCGGCGGCGGCGGATAACGGCGGCTCGGTCATCGTGTCGGCGGGCGGCACCTATCGTCTCCAGACCTACGGCCAGCCGGTCTCGGTCAAACAATTCGGCGCCAGGGGCGATGGCGCGACCAACGATACCGCCGCCATCAACGCGGCCATCAACGCGGGAACATCCATCGTTATTCCAGCCGGCGTCTACCTGACCACCGATCCGCTGTATGTCACTCACGACGGCACCCATATCGTCGGTGCCGGACGCACCTCCACCCGCATCGTCTCCAACTCCAGCACGGCGCCAGTGGTCTCGCTCGCCACCAACGTGACCAGTGTCGTGATCGAGCACCTGACAATCGACCGGAACCTGACCGCCACCGATGGCGCGGACGGGATCAGCGCCCCGACTTTCGTGCAGTTCTGCCGGCTCTCCAATCTGATCGTGCAGCATCAATGGAAAGGCCTCAGGCTTGGGCCAACGGGATATTCCTTTATCGAAAACGTCACCTCGTGGCTTAATCTTGATGACGGGTTCTACTGGACCAACACTCCGACAAATGGCGCGTTGCAATGGTCGCTCGCCAATTGCCTTTCGACGCAGAACGGCGGTCGCGGCTTCTATTTTACCGCCACCGGGGGCGGTCCCGATCGGATCGCGCTCGGGGAGATGGTCAGCTGCAGCACCTACGCCAATACCGGCACCGGTTTCGCGGCCAGCGGACTGCCCGATTGCTCGCTCAACGGCATACGACTGACCGGCGGCTTCTTCGGTGGGGATAACAATGACGAGGTTTATCTCGACACTTATGGCGGCGAGCATAAGCTCATAGGTGTGTTCACCGAACTGGCCGGAACGTCACCGACCGGGCCGACTATGGCCACCCCGCCATCTCATGTCGGAGCCGGGTTCTTTTTTACTCCCAACAATTTCGATGTGGCGTGTTCCAATTGTCATGCGGAGGGACATTCGAACAGCGGGTTCATAACCAGCGCCGACGAGGCTCAGTTCAACGGATGCAAGGCGATCAACAACGGGGCGTCAACGTCCGCCGACCGGGCGGGGTTCTTTCAGATCGCCGGCCTGGTGTCTTTCTTCTCCGTGCGTGCCGGCAATAACCGGGGAACCACCTCGCAACAGCATGGGATTTACCTGACCGATGTAACTGGTGGTGGACTGGTCTGGGGCGCCGACCTCACCGGAAACAGCACGGCGACCCTGACGGTCACGGCGGGCGGCACCAATAACCTCACCCTGGGCGGCGTGGTGCCCGCCGGGAGTATCTTGCTGCCGCACGGCGGTATCGATGTCGGCAACGCCACCGGGGGCGTGGTCGTGGGAGGCATCAATGTCGCGGCGGACGTCTATAAAAACAACACAGCCTATGCGAATCCCTGATGTCCGACTCCGCGACGCTCCAGGCGCTGCAACAGGCCCTCAAACCCAGGACCGGGATGCAGCGCATTCCGTTCCCGCTGGAGAGCTACGAGCACCCGTCGCTGCCGCTGGTGTCAAAACGCTTGATAAACCTCATGGCGGAGCAGCAGCCGGCCGACGCGCTCACGGCGGCTGCCCTCGTCTCGACGCCGGCCCTGGTGCCGTATCTCGTGGTCGGCGACGGGCCGATCCTGGCGATGAACGACGACATGGTCGGCGTGCTCTATATCGTGAGTGGAACAAAGTTCTACCGCGTGCGGTTTCCGGGCGGCGCACCGGCCGTGGATATGCTCGGGGACGTCGGTACCGCAAACGCCGGATCGTCGCCCTGGAACTCATTCCCGACGATCGCGGCGGGACCAACGGCGGCCGTGGTCTGCGTGGCGCCCAATGCCTGGACGTGCGGGCACCTCCCCGGCGATCCGCTGAATCAGATCACTGATCCCGACTTCCCCGGCGCGTCGTCGGTTTGTTATGTTGACGGATATTTCGCGTTCTCGTCGCTGGGCGACACGGCGAAGTGGTTCATCTCGCGGCTGCTCAACCCCTCCGACTTCGACGCCCTGGACTTCGTGTTTTCCGACGCCACGCCGAACGTCATCCGCCGGGTGGTCGCGCATCGCGGTCAGGTCTGGACGATCGGCGAAAACGGTTTCGAGGTCTGGTACGATAGCGGCAACGCCGACTTTCCGTTCCGGCGTGTGACCGGCGGCGTGATCAATGGCGGCACCGGCTCGCCGCAATCGGTCTGCCGCGCCGACAGTTCGGTGTGGTGGGTGGGGCTCGACGGCATCGTCTACCGAGCGAACGGTTACACGCCGAAACGGATATCGACGCATGCGATCGAGGCGATTGTCGGCGTGCAGTCGATCGGCCTCGTCGGCCTGACGCATTCGTATCGCGGGCACCTGTTCTATTGCCTGACGACGGCGGACAATCGGACGCTCGTTTACGACATCGGGACCGGCGTCTGGCACGAACGATCGACCAGCACCAACGGCTCCGGGCCGTGGCGGGCGAACACCGCCGCAACCGACAACAACTCGCTCCATTTGTTCGGCGACCGCGCCTCCGGGCAGCTCTACACGCTGGCGATGCAGGCGAACGACGCGGGCGTGGCGGTCATCCGGCAGGCGACCTTGCCGCCGCTGGTCGTCAGCAGCGTTCGGGGCGCCCGCGCGTTTTGCAGCCGGGTGGAGGTGGAGATGGAGGTCGGCGGCACGCAAACGCCGGGACCGGTGCTGCTGGCGTGGTCCGACGACGGCGGCCGCACCTTTAACGCGGGACGCACCATGTCGGCCGGCGCCTCCGGCGATTACCGACACCGGGTATTCACCACGCGGCTCGGCTCGTTTCGCCAACGTGTTTTCCGGCTTACAACGCATGGGCTGACGCGGTTTTATGCCGTCGATGCCGATATCACTCCGGGAGCGCACTGATGTCCGCGACCATGACATCGCCCACGCGGCTGGAGCCGCCAGTCCAGGAGCCGATGCTGGACGAGGCCGGCATCATCAGGCCGGTCTGGGCGCAGTGGCTCCAGGCGCTCGCCGACCGGCAGGCGACGGGCAACGCGGGCTCGACCAGGACCGGCGAGGTGATATCGGACGGCTCGGCCGTGATCACGGGGATATTCGATCCGCCGTTCACGCGGGCGCCCATCATCTCGCTCTACGACGCGGCGAAGACGCTGGTCGCCATCACGGATGTTGTCGCCAATGCCGTGGGCTTCACCGCGACGGCGCCGATCGCGACCACTGCTTACACCTGGGTGGCGGTGGGATGAGGTTCACTGAGAAGAGGAGGATGCGCCAGTATGCGTAATTTCACACAGATCGGCAAAGCCGACGTCCTGCCATTGCGGTTACAGATCGAGCGCAACACCCAGTTGTGGAACCAACACACCGGACGCACCGAGCGCGCGGATTCTCCGCATAACGGCATCTCGGATATCTGGTTGCGGTGGCGGCCGGAAAGCGCGCTGGTTTCGGGGGAATCGTTCAACGAACCATGTGCGGACATCGAGTGGTACCCATCGATGCTGGCATTACCGGCCGCTCGTGACATCATATTGCAGATCATGGGACGGGTTCATGGCCTCTCTCTCGGCGGGTGCATCATCACGCGCATTCCTCCGGGCGCCCAGGTCAGACCGCATAACGACGAAGTTTCATGGCACGCCCAACACTATCGATTGAAGGTTTATGTTGTCGTCAAAACGAACCCGCAGGTCTCACAATGGGTCGATGGTGAGAGTTTCGTGCCGGAAGCCGGAGATGTTTTCGCGTATGACAATACGCGCATGCACGCGGTTTACAATGAAGGCGACGACGAGAGAATCACGTTGATGTGCGCGATCAGGGCGGACTGAAAGCCAATGAAACGCGCGGAGAAGCAACCTGTCACCGAGGCGCTGACGATCTTCGAGGGCATCTACGCGAAGGCTTACACCGTGCCAGACGCGGAGACGTTGTTGCCACAACACGCACACCGATACGGTCACGTAACTGCTGTGACGTCGGGTGCGGTCAGGGTGTGGCAGGATGGGCGGTTACTTGGTGACTTTCGCGCGCCGTCGTTGATTTCCATCCCGGCGCATATGATGCACTCGTTTCTGACCCTGACGCCAGGTGTGGGCCTGATGTGTATCCACAACGCCGACCGCACCGAGGCGGACGGCGAGCCGCCGGTCGCGGCTGAACACAACCTCGTTCTGGAGGATTGAGACAGTGCCCTTCGCCATAGCCGCCGCCGGGATATCCGCCGTTGGTGGGATCGCCGGCTCATTGATTCAATCCAAATCCGCGAAGGACGCGCAATCGGCCGCCAACGCGGCGCAACAGGCGGCGGAGGAGCGGGCGCGTCAGGATCTGCTGCCTTACAATACCCAAGGCCAGGCCGGGCTGACGGCTTCCTCCGATCTGCTCGGATTGAACGGGCCGGACGCCGCTACCGCCGCGCGCAACAGGTTCCAGACCTCGCCCGGGTACCAGTTCGCGTTTGACCAGGGACTGCGGGCGGTTGACGCGGGCGCGGCGGCGAGCGGCATGTTGCGCTCGGGTGCCACGCTGAAGGCGGAGCAGACGTTCGGCACGGGGTTGGCCGATCAGGAGTTCACGAACTATTACAACCGGCTGTTTAACCTGGCCAACCTGGGCGAGAACGCGGCCGCGAAAACCGGTGCCAACGCGATCCAGACCGGCCAGGGCATCGCGGGCACGGATGTCAGCACCGGAGCGCAGCTTTCGAGCATTTACGGGAACGCGGCGAAGGGGATCGGCAGCGCCACGAACACGCTGTTCAACAATCCAGGGTTTCAGAACTGGGTGAGCGGTGGCACCAGCGGCCCGGCTTATGGCGAGTATACCGGCGCTGGTGGGTCCAATCCGGCACCCGTTGGCAGCACGGCGGGTATGGTACTGGCTGGAACCTTCTGAGGAGGACGTAGGCCATGCCGACCTTTTCCTCCGCCCAGGTCACCGATCCGTTCCTGTCAACCAACGAACTGCTGGCGCCGATGCTCGCGTATACGCAACAGCAGGAAAGCCAGCAGAAACTCGGCATGAACGACATGTCGGTGATCGCGCGCGCCGCCGCGCCACTGCTCGGCATGTCCGAGGAGGACGCGGCGACGGCCTATCCCGGCATCGTCGCGGGCCTTCAACGCCAGGGCTTCGCGAAGCAGGCGCCACCCACCTATCCCGGCCACGCGGCGACGCAATCGCTGGTGCAACGCGGCATGACCGTGCCGGAGCAGTATCAATACGGGTTGCTGACCGCGCCGGGTGTGACGGATGCGCTGAAGGCGGCGAGCGCCCCGCTGACGTACGGGAACACGGGAGCAGGCAGCGGAGGATCGGCCAGCGGCGATAGCACGACCGAGACGGCGGACGACCTGACTCGCGCCGCAGCGGTGCGCGACGGTCTGGTCAAGCGCGGGATACCACTGGACAGCGCCACCGCCTTCGCCGCCAACGCGCTGCATGAAAGCAAGGCCAATCCGTTCACCGGCGCGGGCGACGCGGGGGCCTCTCACGGGATTTTCCAATGGAACGGCGATCGTCTCGCGGCGTTCAGGGCGGCCAACGGCGGGCTGCTGCCGGAGCAGACCAATCTCGACAAGCAACTCGATTTCGCCGTCTCCGAACTGCACGGCTCCGAGTCGACCGCGCTGGGCCGGATCATGGGCGCGCAAGGCGTCGCCGACAAAGCCGGGCAGGTGTCGGAGGCGTATCTGCGGCCCAAGGACACGGTGCCAGAAATGCAACGGCGCTCGGCCACGGCGTTACGGCTCGCGGGGGCGTGGGGTGGTCAGGGTGCCCCTGGCAGCGCCGCGCCGACACAGCGGGCCGCACCAGCCACGTCACCACCGTTCAACCCCAACGCGGGGCCAAGGGTCGCGGGAGCGGGGGTGACCCCGATCGCTCCAGGCTTCGACCCGCTGAATCCCATGCAGGGCGCGCCGTCCATAACGGGACAGCCGGATGTCCTCGCTCCCGTTTCCCCGAGTCCGGTCGCGCTGCGGACGGGCGGAACGGACTTTACCGGCCCCGGAGCCGGGCCGGTCACGATGGGGCCGGTGGAACAGCCGAATACGCTGTATCAGACGGGCCTGCCTGGCGTCTCGATCAGGGGGCCTGGGAACGCCCTGGCGCCTCCGGCGGCCGCCACCGCTCCACCCGCACCGGTCACGCCGCAGCCGGCTCCGGTGGCCCCACCCGCCGCCGCCGCCGCGCCATCCGCCACCCGACCGGCGACGGGGCAAAACTCGCCGCAATTCCAGGCGGCCATGGAACTCAACCGCCGCGCGCAGGCGCTTGATCTGGTGGTCGATCCGACAGGACGGACGAAGGCCCTGGCCGCGAGCCTCCGCGCCCAGGCCGCGCTCTACATGCAGGCCGACAGCGTCTCATACGATCCGAAGACCGGGATCGGAACGAAGGCGATCACCGGGGAACAGGTGAACGCGCCGACCCCGGCTGAACATTGGGTCCAGAACCCCGACGGGACCCTGACGAACACGTCAACCGGGAAGAAAGAGTTTCCGCCAACCGGGCGGCAGTTCACCGATGCACAGGGTAATAACTGGATCGTCTTACCCGGTGGGGGCGTCAAGCAAGTGACATCCAACCCTTCGGGCGTCACCGGATCAGGCGACGATGCGAGCGCGTTGCGGATACTGAACGAGGTCGGGCCGAAGATGGCCAACGGCACGGCCACGCCACAGGAAGCGGCGAATTATTCAACCGCAGCGGAAATCTACCGCAAGCCTGCTCTTCAGGTGGACCCGGTAAGCAAGCAAACCGTGAAGATTTATACTCGTGATCTGCCTGCGGGATTCCCGGATCCGGCCAGCCCGGCGGGTGGAGGTGGACCGGGGGCCGGCGGTGGTCCCAAGGTCGTGTTGCCTGGATTGTCTCCCGCCCAGCAGGAGGTCGAACGCGATCCGGCCGCCTACAAGGTGTCTGAGAAACAATACGAGCGCGACTCTGAGGAAATCCGCCCAATGGCCGAGGCGGGCCGGCAGGCCCAGGCTGACCAGGTTCGTATCAAGGAAATGCAGGACGTGTTGCAACGGTTCAGCACCGGTCCCGGCACCGAGGGCCGGACGGCGGCGGCGGCGTGGCTGCAACGCTGGCTGCCCTCGGCCATCACCGGTTGGGAAAAAGAGTCCGCTAATCTCTCAGGCGCGGACGCTGCTCAGGCGTTCAGCAAGCTGGCATTGGTAGGCGCGGGAACCCAGGAGCGGGGGGTGCTTGGCGCGCGTGGCGGGTATCAGGCGATCAAGCTGTTCAAGGACGCAAACCCAGGCGTCAATCTGCAAGACGCCACGAACAAGTCCATTCTCGACATGCAGTTGATAACCAATCAGGCGAATCAGGACTATTCACAAGCCGCGCTTTCGCACTTCGCGGACAACGAGACAAAGTTCGGGCAAACACACAAGTATACCTCGCTGGCGCAGTTCGACCGGGCCTGGAACGCGCAACGCAATCCGCAGGTTTATGCCGGGGCCATGGGCGCCGTCTCCGGACAACCCGCTTCCCAATGGGCCAAGGGCCTGTCGGAGGATGAGTACAAGCGGGCGCTCGACATCGTCTCGCGCGCCTCGCCGTCCGCCACGGTCAACGGGAAGTCGGGTCGGATCTCAATGCAGCCGCAGGCCGGTCAGAGCAGTCAGGCACCCGCGCCAGGCACTGTTCAGGGCGGCTATCGTTTCAAGGGCGGCAATCCAGCGGATCAATCAAACTGGGAAAGGGTCCAGTAAATGGCCGGCCCGTGGGAGCAATACCAGACACCACAGGCGGTGCCCGACGCTGCTCCATGGATGGCATACCAGGGCCAAGGCGAGCACGGCTACGCTCCGGCGCCTCCGGAACCGCCGTCCGATGCAACCCAGAGGGCGGCCATCGCGGCAGGCTACCCTGAGGCATCCGTCGCGGCCTACCTGGACGAGCACCCGCTAACGGTCCCCCTTCCGGCGGCGGTCACCGATCTGGCGGCATACCGGGAGCCGGGGACGGACCTGACGGACATCGAGCCCCGTGAGGGTGCGGCCACCCGCATCGTCGGCGCCATCGACGAAGGGTTCCGGAAAGGGGCCTCGGCTGGCACGGACATCCAGGGGCAACCACTTCTCACCGGGCTTATGAGACAAGGTGGAGGCGTTCTGGGCGCCGTCGGAGGCGCCTTTGGTCAGGGGGCCTACGAAATCGGGAACCTGTGGTCTCCGGAGGCGGGCCGGGACGCCGTCATGGGGCTTCAGTCGCTCACTCCCTTGATGGCCATCCCGCAATTCGGACTGACGCGCGGGGCGACCGTCAGGGCCTTGGCGGAAGCCCCGCGCATCAGCCCCATGATGGAGGCGTTCGACCGGGCCGAGGCGATGCGCGCGGAGCAGCCCTCCCGGCCGGCGCCGCCGGACCCCGTGGCAAGCAATATCGCGCGGGTGCAGAGCCAGATCGGCGTCCGAGACGCGCCGCCGCCCTCACCAGACATGACAGCAACGCCAGCCGATCGCGCGCCCGGTTTCGTGCCTCGGGTCAACGTCGATCCCCTGACGGGTGAAGCGACCACCACCCAGGTTCCGACCGATCTCCGGCTGCGCGCCGCCATCGAAGCCGTTCCTCCGGAAGCGCCGCCCGGCTTCGTGCCGCCGGGAGAACCGGGGCCATCTGTGCGACCAGGAGCCGCTGGACCAGAGACAATCCCGCCCTACGCATCGCCGGATGCAGGCACGCCGCCACCAGAGACAGGGGCGCCACGCTCTGCCGGGGCAGCGGGAACACCATACGCTGCCGCCGCCATGACGCCCGAGCAGGAGGCGCTCTACGGCTCCGTGGCCGACAAGCAATGGCTCTATAAATCCATGCAGCCGGGCGTGGCGGACAACACCGAGTATGTCAAAGGTATTAATCCGACGATGGCGCAACGCGAGCAGACGGTAAACGCGGCGCGAGAGACAAAGACGGCGCGGAATCTGTCCAAGGAAGCCGACCAGGCCGAGCGCGAGCTGCTCGACGAGCACAACACGATCCGCAAAAACGAGTTCCAAAACGTCGCCGGCTCCGACGTCACGCAAGGCATCGCGATCGACGCCGCCGAAAAGAACATCGACGACGCCCTCGGCAAGGCATTCAATGCCGGCGGAACGGTCGATCCCCAGCCAATCACGCGCGCCATAACGGCGGAACTGAACGCGCCGTCCGGCAAGCTGCCACCGGTCAAGGCGGTGCTGAAAGTCGTCAGTGACGCGCTACAGAAATCGGACGGCGCCGGGTTGGAAACCGACCCGACGCAAGTGTATGGCGTGCGCCGCGTCATCAATTACCTGCAATCGAAAAACGCGATCGCGGAAAACCCGGCCTACGGTTCGCCCGACGTCCAGGCCGCGCTGATCAGGGTCAAGAACGCCATCGACGCGCAGATGGAGCCGGCCGCGCCCGGCTTCACCGACGCGATCGCCAACTACGCGAAGGCGCGGCAGGCGTTCGACGCGAACGAGGCGTTGCAGAAAGCCGAGCCCAAGCTCTACGACGACAAGGGGCGGATGCAATACAGCCGGTTCCACCGTTTCATGAACGAAGTGATCCAATCGCGTGACCCGAGGGCACCGCTCAATCCGTATCAGTCGTTCACCGAAGCGCAGATGAACCGGCTCAAGTCTCTCCACGACGACCTGTTCCGCGTCGCCAACGCCGAGGATCTCGCGCGGGCCAAAGGTTCGGACACGGCGATGAACTTCATGGACGCGATCAAGGAGGCCGCGCAGGGCGTGCCGGGGACGCTCGCCGCCGGTCTGGCTGGGCACGTCATCGGCGGCCCGGCGGGCATCGTCATGGGTCCGGCGATCAAGCAGGGCGTCCAGGGCGTGTTCACGCGCCGGGCCGAGCGTGCCGCGACGCAAAAGATGCAGCGGCTGCTGCGCCCGGACCCCGTTCAATATCCGACCCGGCCAAATCCGCTCTTCAATCCGGACGCGGCGCCTTAAAACTTTTCCGCGATGACTCCAATGATCGACATTATCCAGACGCCGATAAGGGCGAAGACCAACCCTCTCGGAGACATCGCCATTTCCATCTTCGGGCGCCAGATCCGTTCGAATGGTAATGGTCGCGGCGGCCGTGGTGGCACCCATGGCAAGGGCGGATCAAACCTGGGGGGCGGTTCCGCCTCACGGGCTGCCTTCTCTGCCTGCTCCGCCCTCCAGGCGGCCTTGCGCGCGGCGTCTTCCCGCGCCCATTTGGCTTGAGCCGCCGCGAGATCCTCGGCTGCCTGGCGCTGCGCCGCCTCCTGGGCAGGATCGACCGGCGGGGGCGGCGGTGGCTCGGGTCGTTCCGGCGACGGTGCCGGCTCGCCGGACGGCAGCGACAGCATCGCCTCCCACGTCAGCCCGTGCCGCTTTCTGAACGCCTCCGCCTGTAACCCCGCCGCCGCACGCTCGCCCGGGTACTCGCTGCCCAGCATGCCGAGGATTGCCGCGAGTTTGCGGCGATCGGCCGCCGTCACGACGGCTCCGTCTCCGTCTCCGTCTCCGTCTCCGTCGTCGGCACGATGCTGACGTAGCGACTGCCCTCCCAGGTCGCGTCTATGTGTCCGTCAGGCGTGGCGGTCGCGACGTGGACTCCCTCCGCTGTCCAGACCTCAACCCGGTTGTGCCCACGCGCAATCTTTTTGGCACGGCGTAACACAAGCTCACGGCAGGCCGGATCGTGAATGACGAGCCTCACCTCGCCCCCACCACGACAATCTTCGCCGCGTCGGCCTCCGCCAGCATCGCGCGGGGAATGCTTTCCATCGCAAGCCAATATGCCCCCGCCAGCACGATGCCGATCGCCAGCGAGGCCAGCAGACGCTGGAGCGGCGGGCCGGTCACCGCCCCAACCCTTCCACGGCGATCCGCTCGGCGACTTCCGCGCCAGTCATCCTCGTATGACTTTCCATCCGCTCCGCTTGCTCGGCCAGTTCCTCCAGCACGTTGGAGACGATCGCTTCGTCTGATGGGTCGCACGGCACCCCCAGCATCGCGCGATACCGCCGCCGCGTGCTGATCCACAGCGCCAGATTACGCAGCTCCTCACTCAGCATCGCGCGCCTCCTCCCTCGCCCAACGCGCTTCGCATTCGCTGCACGCCCATGCGCGGCCTTCCTCGGGAACGGGATATCGTGCCTCGGTGAACGGCTGCTTGCAGAAGTCGCACGTCACCGGTTTGGCGCGATTGGCGGCAAGCATCCCCCAACAGGCGCGGTCGTAATCAGTGCTCATCCCGCGCCTCCTGCTTCAGCCGTTCGAGCGCGGCCGTGGCGTCGTAGAGCACGTCGGCGGGCGGCGGCTCGATGTGTCGCCTGCACCACGACGTAAGCCTCTCCACGCGCAGGATGTCGTCGGCGCGGCGGTCCCAGTCCTCGCCGCTCATGCCGCCCTCTCGATCACGCGGTGCATGTCGGCCAACACCTCCTCGGCGCAGCCCAGGTGGAACACCTCGTCACCAACCCGATCCGTGGCGCCGTATTCGCCGCACAACGCACAGCAGACCTCGACCTGTCCGGTGCCGTCGCATGTCTCGCATCGAACACCGCCAGCCGGATTGTTGCCGTGGAACGCCACGCCATCCTCGCAGCGGCAGCAGATCAGAGGCAGCGGGTTGCGCCGGGTTGACGTCGGCAACCGGACGTCACAAGGTTCCAAACTGTGACAACCGCATGACGCCGCGCCGGGCGCCGAGTAGTCATGCCCGTCGTCAAGTATTGGTGTATGATAAAATCGAGTCGAAAGGCAGTTTGCCTCTTGCTTCGATTGCGATGACAGATAAAATCCACCATTCGCGCATGGACTACCACATTCACCGTCAGTGAAATACTTGGTGGACACAGGGAGCTTTGAATAATGAAGAATGCTGTACGGCATCAATTGGTCCCTCTGGATCGTGCGTCTGGATGGCAATCTGCCATCTCAGAACGTGACCGTCAAGGGAAAACAGATGGCAAAAAGCCATCAGATACAATTATCCCGTTTCGTGCTCCGCGAAAATCAGCCGAGCGAGTCGCTACCTCTCCCCGGCTCGTTTCCTGGGCTTCGGAGTATTGCCGCCACCGTTGGCTCCCGGTCCGTTTATGTCCCGGCTGTGGTCGCGAAGTTCTGGGTGCTCTTCGAGCAGACGGGCCGCCAGTTCTCCGTCCACCCCCCGAAGAGTCCCTAAAATGATGTAGTCCGTCGATACACGCAGACGGTGGCTCAACTGAGCCACCAGGAAGACGCTGGGCGACCGGTCGCCGTCTTCGATTTTGTGCAGTGTGGTACGATCTACCTCAAGCACGCGCGCGAAGGCGGCGCGGTTCGGCTCGACCAACTCACGAGCCCAGCGAATCCGCGCCCCCATGTCTTTTTGCATCGCTGAGTAAGCTTTCGTTGGTTTTTTTGGCTTTGCCACGATACATGATCTCTCCTCTCGTGGCAAATTGCCACGAAGCCGCGCAAATCACCTGATGGCTGGTATCCCGCGTTGACTGGTGGCCGAAAGCCATCAATGATGCGATATGTGCGAAACCCATAATCGTGTGATCGCGGCCCTCGGTGGGAAGGCCAGGATGGCCGAGGCCCTGGCGATCAGTCCGAAGCGGGTCGTGAAATGGCACGAGCGCGGCATCCCCAGCCATTACTGGGGCGAGGTCGTCGCCATCTGCGCGACACTCGATCCACCGTTTCACGTCACCTTCGCCGAACTCAAGCGGACAAAGCCGAGCGTGGCGCGCTGCGAAGCCGCGTGAAATAAGGAGGCGGGGATATGTGGACGGTATCGTGGCAGGACTTTCGCCGGCACGCGTTCGGCGACCCGATGCCACCGGTTCAACGCGAGACGTTCGACACGCGGGAGGCGGCCGACCGGCGGAAAGCCGAGTTGCAATCGTGTGGCGTCGTGGCCTGCGTGACGCCGCTGGCGATCCGCCGTCGTCGACAAACACCCAGGTTCGACGACGAGGGTCCGCGCTTCAATGAGAACTGGACGCTGGCGAAGTGAAACGGCGTGAGTTCACCCGGCAAGAAGACGCGGACATACTCCGCATGAGATCCGAGGGAATGTCCTTGGGCCGTATCGCGGCGATAACCGGGCGCGATGGGGCAACAGTCATCACCAATCGATTGAAAATACTCGCCAGGGACGGAAAGATTTACCGGCGGGAGTGGCAGACCCGTCCCGGCCCCGTGCCTGGGACAATCGAGGTAGAACTAACGAAGGGCGCAATCGCGACAATAGACGCCATCGATCTGCCAGTTGTCGAACCTCACTTGTGGTCGCTTCGCACCGACGACCACAGGCTATACGCGATCCGAAATATTCCACGCTCCGGTGGTGGCCAGATCACGATGGCCATGCATCGCCTGATCATGGGGACTCAGGATGGCGGCCCGATTGTCGATCATTGGGACGGCAATGGACTGAACAACACCAGATCAAATCTGAGAGTGACCACGCAAGAATACAATATCGGAAATTCACGTCGAAGGAAGGATAACAAAAGTGGCTTCAAAGGGGTGAGCGCTCATGAAAAACGTTGGGTAGTGAATATTGGCGGCCGGTATCATGGTATCTTTGACGCCGCTGAAGAAGCCGCCCGCGCCTACGATCAGAAGGCACGGCAAATATGGGGTGAGTTCGCCCAGGTGAACTTCCCATGAGCGAACAACCCGCTGTGGTCATCAACTTTCCTCGCCCCACATCAGCCAACCGCATGTTCTCGCGGCAAATGACCCGTCATGGCCGCCGCGACCTGACACCGGAATACAAAGCGTGGCGAGACGAAGCGGGATGGGCCGTCAAGATGCAGATCGTGGGACTTGTGACGATTACCTCACGGTTTAACATCACCATCGAGGTGCCGCGTTCATCACGGGTCGATCTTGATAACAACGTGAAACCAATCCTCGACATGGCCCAGAACATGGGGATCATCTCAAACGACAAAAACTGCGCCGGGATCACGATAACACCAGCCGATCGAGCCGATTGCATGGCGGCGTTCTGGCCGCTGCCGGAGATGGGCGGGGTGCGGAAGCCGGCGGCGGCATGCGTGCGAGCGACGCGGACGCGGAGGCATGCGCCGAAGCGGCGGGCGCTGACATGGCTCGCCCCTGGGAAGTCGCCGGCATGAACGCGCGCAGGCGTGTCCGGTGGTTCGGTTGTGGCGCGGCGTCGGCGGTCGCCATCGCGCTCGACCTCAGAGCCCACCCAGGCGGCGTCGTGGCCTATTGCGAAACCAACGCCGAGCATCCGGACAACGCTCGCTTCCTGGCCGACTGCGAACGCTGGTGGGGCGTGTCCGTCATCCGCCTCGCGTCGGATGAATACGCCGATACCTGGGATGTGTGGGAACGGCGGCGGTTCCTGTCGGGACCAACCGGAGCACCCTGCACGGGCATCCTGAAAGTCGCGCCGCGCCACGCGTTCCAACGCGTCGATGACGTCCATGTGTTTGGCTATACCTGCGATGCGACCGATCAGGCCAGGGCCGCGCGGCTCGCCGAGACGTTCCACGAACTCACGATCGAGAACCCGCTGATCGTGGCCGGGTTGGATAAAGCAGCCTGTCTGGCCATGGTCCAGGGCGCCGGGATCGCGTTGCCCGTGATGTATTCGCTGGGCTTCACCAACAACAATTGCCTGGAAGGCAGCACCGAGTTCATTACCGATCTGGGCGTCCGGACCCTGAAGGATGCCGCCGGAGAGAGCGTGATAGTTCGCGGAGTGGGCGGCGGCTGGACCGGCGCCGAGATAAAATCGTTTGGTGTTCAACCCCTCATGCGGCTTTCGATCAAACGAAACAACATCACCAAGACCATCCACGCGACAGCCGGTCATCGGTGGTTCATCAAGGCCGATACGAACGGCACCAAACGAAAGCAATGCACTACATCTGATTTGCGTCCTGGTGACCGCCTCGCGATGATGTTCGGACAGTTGGGTGGACGAGTAAGACCATCGGCGTTCGGGGTCGCGCAGGGCATCGTGTTTGGCGACGGCACACGCGGCAACACGCTGAACACGGCGGCGACGCTGGTGTTGTGCGGGGACAAGAACAAAGAACTTCTCCGCTTCTTTCCTCTGTCTCCAACAGCACCGAACGCGGCTGGCATCGAAGTCAGAGACTTGCCGCGTTTCTGGAAGGACAAACCTCGCCTCGATGAAAGCAAAAGCTTCCTGTATGGCTGGCTCTCTGGGTATTTTGCCGCTGATGGATGCGCTGACGGGAGCGGTAGCTACATAATTAGTTCAGCGCGGCGAGACCATTTGGAAATCGCGCGCGATGTCGCGATCAGGCTTGGTATTGGTTGCCACGACATCCGATCAATCAAACGGAAAGGATTCGGCGAGACGGAATCCGAGTTGTTCTCGTTGCCGCTGGTCGGCGCGACGTTGCGTGAAGACTTTTTCGTCATCGAAGAACACAAGAAGCGGTTCCTGGCTCAGGCATCCAGAGATCCACACCCCTGGACCGTGGTGTCGGTCGAACCGACGGACAGGATCGAAGAAGTATTCTGCGCCGTCGTTCCGCATGGCGAAATGTTTACCCTCGCGGGCAACATACTCACCGGGAACTGCATCCCGTGCGTGAAGGCCACGTCGCCCAATTACTGGTCCGCGATCCGACAGCACTTCCCGGAAGAGTTCAGCCGCATGGCCACTCTCTCACGTCGTCTCGGTGCGCGGCTGACGCGTATCCATGAGGTCCGGATCTTCATCGACGAGATCCCCGCCGATTGGCCGACGCTTAATCCCATGGCGCCAGCCTGCGATTTCCTGTGCCAGATCGCATCTCAGGATCTCGCGCCATGAACGCGCGGGAGAAGATATGGGCGTGGATCGAAGCCGAGCGCGGGGGTGCCGTCCTGCGAGCCTCGCCGCGCCAGATCGCCGAGGCGACCGGCATTGGGCTGGAATGGGTCCGAACCATAATGGAGCAATGGCGCGACGAGGGGTGCCTGACGCGCATTGAGCGTGGGCGATATCGGATTGTCGAAGCGCCAAACCTGAACGGTTTCACGCGACACCCGAACTGGTCGCCCGAGGCGCGCGAGAAGCTGGCAGAGTTGTCGGCGCGCGGGCTGACATTGGTCGAGATGGCGCGCGAGATGAAATCGACGGTCAATGCCGTGGCCGGGCAACGTAGTCGCCTGGGGTTGCCGAAGCGGCCGTCACCCATTCGGCGCGCTGCGGAGGGAGCGCCATGACCCGGCCGGATGTGCCAGTGCCGGAGTGGCTCAAGCTGCCTGGGATCGATCCGTGACGTGTTCCCGCCCCTTGCGTGACCGTGACGGCTGTTGGTCCTCCAACGACCGCACCTCGCGCTCCATCAGGTTGTTGATCCACCAACCGAGGGACCGGTCCTGCGCCTTGGCGAATCGCTCCGCCCTCGCCCGGATTTCCTCGTCAAGCATGAGACTAAACGACTTTTTGGCCATGACAGCGTATACCCTCTTGTATTATCGTATGCCAGATGATACACAGACCGGGTACTTTAGTCAAGGAACATACACATGAACGAAACCTCACGGCCGCCGCCATCGGGTTACAAGGTGGAGCAGGCGATGTCAGTCTGGACGGCCGCGCGCGCTCGACTGCTGGCCGACGACAGCGGCCTCGAACACGATGAAGCCGCCCTCGACGAGTTGTTGGGCGCAGCCGAGGCCGACGTGGAGGAGGTGCTGGCGAGGCTCCTGCGCGCTGCCCGTGACGCAAAGGCGATGGCCGAGGCATCCGCCGGTCTGATCGAGGACATGCAGGCCCGCAAGGCCCGCTTCGCCCGCCGCAACGAGGCATTCCGCGCCACCGCGTTCGCCATCATGACGGCGCTGGAACGGTCAAAGGTCGAGATGCCTGATCTCACCGCCTCGATCCGCGCCGGACAACCCTCCGTCCAGATCACCGACGAGGACCAGATCCCCGATCTCTATGTCCACATGGAGCGGCGCATCGACAAACAGGTCATCGCGTCCGTCCTCAAGAGCGGCGGCGAAGTGCCCGGCGCCGTGCTGTCGAACGCGCTCCCAACCCTCGCATTAAGGACACGCTGATGAACGCCATGATCCCCGCCACCGCTGGTGGTGGCTCCGGCATGATCCCGACCGACATGACAGCCGCCATGCGCCTCGCGGAAATGATGTCCACCGGGCGGTTGGTCCCAACCCATCTACAGAAATCACCCGGCGACTGCCTGATGGTCGTGGAATTGGCGATGCGCTTTCGTATGTCGCCATTCGCGGTCGCACAATGCACCTCGGTGATCTCCGGCAAGCTGATGCTGGAGGGCAAACTGGTAGCCGCCGCCATCAACTCCTCCGGCGTGCTGGAGGACCGACTTTCCTACGATTTCGCCGGGGTCAACGACACCCGCGAGGTCACCGTGCGCGGCACCATGCGCGGCGAGACCTCGCCCCGCGAGATGACGGTGTCGCTGAAGGAGGCCAGGACCAGTAACGCGCTCTGGACGAAGCAGCCGGATCAGCAACTCGTCTATTTCGCGACCAGGGCATGGGCACGCCGTCACGCCCCCGAGGTCATGCTGGGCGTGTATAGCCCGGAGGAGTTCCCGGCGGATGGCGTCCGCGACACATTCGCCGGACCAACCCTCGAACACACCGCCGCTCCGGTGGCGTCGCCCATACCAAATCAGGTGGCCGAGCAGGGGGTAACCGGGGCAATCCCAACCATCGACCACCCCAGGAAAAAGACCGTCACCCAGTGGCTCGATGCCCTCGCCCTCGAACTGGCCGGCTGCGAGGGGGGCGAGGAAGTGGACGCGATACTGGCGAGAGAGGATGTCCAGCAGGCACAGGACCGGCTCCGCAACGGCGCCGCCGACCGGCTCAACCACATGATCCACGCCGCGATCGCGCGCACCGCCGCCACCGAGACATCCGCCCCGGATGACGACGGACTGTATGCGCCCGGAGAAGATCCATTCCGTGAGCCGGCCGCCGCTGGGTGAGCGTGTGGACAAACCAACGGACGGGGCGCAAAAGCAAAGGCCCGGAGCGATTGGAGTCGCTTCGGGCCTGTAACTTGTTCAACTCGCCGGGTGATGACCGGGAAGATGGGGTAGCTGCAACCCCCTTCTGCCCGATCATGGCGCGGCGTGCAAGGGGAGAGGCGTGCTCACCGCACCAGCCGAGAGCCGGTCCATGCGCCGGCCCATGAAACTGCCGCCACCTCCGTACCTGGTTCAGCAACGCGCCTCCGACGCGGCGTTCGAGCTACTGAACAACTTCGTGGATCGGCTCACCCTCGAACAACGTATCCGGCTGACGGTGACCGCCATGTACGCCCCCGAACACCTCGGCTGGGCGGAGATCGGTGACGCACTCGCGCTCTGGGCGTTGGTCGTGGAAGTGCGGGTATGACCCAGGCCCTGGATATCATCGCCGCGACCCGTCAACACCTCTGGGAGGCCGGCTTCCGGCCCGTCCCAATCCACAACTGGGACGCCAAAGGCCCGTCCCCAGGCAAACGCCCCCTCGGCGACAACTGGCGCGAGTCCGCCCTTAAAGACCCGCCGTTCTGCACCACCATCCCGGCCGTTGAGTTCGCGACAAACACCGGAATCCTCGGTGACCGGTTGCGGCCTATCGACATCGACGTGGACGATCCAGCGATCGCGAGCCGCATTCGCGCCATGGCCGTGGACAGGTTCGGCGAGGCGCCAATCCGCAGGCGTCGCAACTCGCCACGCTGCCTGCTGCTCTACCGCGCCGCGACAGGCGCGCCAGGCAAGGTCGCCATCACCGGCGTCATGCACACACCAGGAAACTCCCTGAAGGTCGAGGTGCTCGGCGCAGGACAGCAATTCGTCGCCTTCGGCCGCCACGACAGCGGCGCGGATCTGGAATGGTTCCCGGAGGCGCCCGGCGAGATCACCGCCAACCAACTGCCCGCGATCACCGAAGACGCCGTGCTGGCGTTCCTGCGGGAAGTGGCGCCCCTGATCGGCGCCGAGCCGCCAGGATACGCCAACGGCCATGCGCGGGATCACCACGCCGCCACCGATCCCCAGGCCGAACCGCTCCGCGTCGCCGCCGCCATGGCAGCCATCCCAAACACCGCTCCGGCCGACTGGGACGCATGGACCCGCATCGGTCTGGCTCTCTGGGCCGCGACCGGCGGATCACCGTTTGGCGGCGAACTGTGGGACGCATGGTCGAAACGCAATCCAGCCTATAACGCGGAGGAGACCGAGAAACGCTGGCAACACTTCCCTGAATCGCCACCGACAAAGATCGGCGCCGGCACGCTGTTCCACCTGGCCGGCGGCACGTTCAGGCCGGCACCAGACATGCCTGAGCCGCCGCCGTGGGTCGACGACGAGCCAACGGCGGAGCCAAAACCAACCGCGCCACTGGATGCACTCGGCCTATGGGACGCGGGGGACGACGACTATCAGATCCCGCCCCGAGGCTGGCTACTCGGCACCACGTTCTGCCGCCGATTCCTGTCATCCCTGCTGGCCGATGGCGGTGTCGGGAAAACGGCGGTTCGCATCGCGCAACTCATGTCCGTCGCATCGGGACGATCACTTACCGGGGAACACCTGTTCACACGCGGAAAGGTCCTGATCCTCTCCCTGGAGGATGACCGGGACGAACTGCGCCGTAGGGTATACGCCGTGCTGCGCCACTGGAACCTGACCCCGGAGGACGTAAAGGGATGGCTGTTCCTGGCCGCGCCAAAAGGGTTGCGGATCGCCGAGATGCAAGGCGGCACGCCAGCCGCCGGTAAACTGGAAGGGATACTACGCGAGACCATCGCCGCACGCGGGATCGACCTCGTGGCACTCGATCCATTCGTCAAATCCCACGGGTTGGAAGAAAACAGCAACTCGGACCTGGATTACGTCTGCACGCTCCTCGCCAAGATCGCCATCGAGCACGACTGCGCCATCGATCTGCCGCACCACACGCGCAAGGGCATAGGCACGCCCGGGGACGCTGACCGGGGCCGTGGCGGTTCCTCGATGAAGGACGCCGCCCGACTGGTCGATACACTCACGCCGATGACCACCGCCGAAGCGGAACAGTTCGGGGTGCCCGAAGACGAGCGGCGCTTCCTGATCCGAAAGGACGGCGCCAAGGTCAACATCGCGCCGCCCTCCAGCGAGGCGATATGGTTCCGCCTGATCGGCGTGCCACTCGACAACGGCGCCGGCATCTATCCAGCCGGGGATAGCGTCCAGACCGTCGAAAGATGGCACCCCCCAGCCATCTGGGCCGACGCGCCGCCAGAGACGCTGAACCGAATCCTCGACGACATCGACGAGGGACTGCCAAACGGACGCAAGTACTCCTCAGGCACCGCCGCCACCGACCGCGCGGCATGGAAAGTCGTCGTGGAACACCTCCCGGACAAGACCGAACCACAGGCACGCGAGATCATCGCGAAATGGCTGAAATCCGGCCTTCTCGTCTCCGAAGACTACGACGACCCAGCAACCAGGAAACCACGGAAAGGCCTCCGGGTGAACCATGTCAAACGTCCGTCATGACCTGCGCCATTGACCAGATGCCAATGGCGCATCAATGGCGCAAAGCACTGGTTGCGCCATTGATGGTGCGCCTAAAGGAAAAGGACTGGCGCATTGAGTGCGCCATTGTCCCTTCCCCACCGGCGCACCAATGGCGCAATGGCGCACCTGTAGGGCAAAACGTGACTCCGTTGCTAAAGCGTATTTAATTAATGTTTGCGCCATTAGAATCCAATGGCGCAAATTGATGAAAGGCAAACAAATGACCGACTTCCGCAAACTCGTCATACTCGAAAAATACCGCCTCCCTCCCTCCGACAACCCGGTGAGGCGACATCTCGAAAACCTCGCCTATGACGAGGGAACGCGCGACGCACTGCGCCAACAACTCAAGGCGCTGGTCGATCAGGCCGCCGCGCAGGCGAAACGGTCATCCGATACCGGCGACGGGCCACTCTCAGACGACTACGAGCAAAAACTGTGGGAGCGCGACTGCGAGTTGTGGCGGGCACTGCAAGCCGCACTCCACCCATGACCAGGCCACAAAAAAACCGCCGCCTTAGGGGGTGGGCGGCGGCGGTCCAAGGTGACGTCATGGTGACAGTCGCGGGCGACCCGCGACAGAGACAGACTGACACAGCCGAGGCCAACACGCCATCCGCCAGCCGGGCAGCGGGCTACAGGCGCCTGACGATGGTCCAACCCCGCCGAACCGACATCATTCGCGGCGTGACACCGACGACCTCGAATGATTGCGGCGAACACCACCAAGGGTGCCCCTTCCAGCGTTTCCCGAACGCGCGGGCCTTCGCTTCGGTTTCAAACGTCAGGAGATCGGCGGGCGCCTCAGCCTGATCCGTAACGCGAGCCGACGTGGCTTCGACCCACCCTTCTTCCATCGCCGTCGCCCAGAACCGGTCGCCGTCCCTGGTCACCACGGGATGCCCGGTGGCGTCGGACTTCATCTCCCGGCTCGTGACGACGATGCCGAAGCGCGCGGTCAACGCCGCATCTCCCCCGCGCGCCAGACCCGCCAGTCCGATGGCGCCGGGTGCAGCTCGTGCCAGTCCCAGGCGCTCACCAGCCATCGCGCCAGCGGGAGGGGCACTGGAGCGGTTCCCCTGGCCCACCGGGTGGGTAGCCCGCTGTCGCACCGCAGGCGCCGCGCAAGCTCGCGATGCGACCACCCGAGGGCAGCCATGGCGGCACTGAACTCGGCGGGGGTCATGAACCGCTCCCTCGCTCCAGATCGTCCAGCCGATCTTCCACCGAGCGCATGCGCCGACCCATCACCAGCGCATCCCCGATCAGGAAGCCTTTTGTGTTGGCGAAGTCATTTTGTAACGCGGTGACCACGTTGATCAGGCGCTCATGCTGATTGTTCATCCGTGCCATCAACCGAGCTTCCATGGCCACCAGGAAGGCCTTGGTCTCGTCGTCCATCGTATGTCTCCCGCTGAAATGGAGGGGCGGGGCACGAGGCCCCGCCGGAGGGTCAGGCGGCCAGTGCCTCGCAGATGAAAGCGCCCGCGCCGTGGTTCTTGCCGCCGCAAGAGCATTCGCACTTGAAGCCAGTAGCGTTCAGGCAACGAGCGTCGCACTTGTGGTTGGAAGGGTTGGCCTTCCGCTCAATGGCCCGCTCGACCGGAAGGAAGCCCTCGCGTGACCACTTACCAGCGGCACGGTCCCAAATCTTCACGACGCCAACGGGAAGGCCGATCACGCGGCGGCCAGAGCGCCGAAGGCCAGTGCAACCAGGAAACAGTGTGGTGAACTCGGCGACCGTGACCTCTTCCTGGTAACCAATCTCTGTCTCGCCGCTGAAATGTCTGATGTTCGCCATGTCCATGTCTCCTTGTTGATGAAGGCACCTTAGTGCGAAACGCGGACACCTGTCAATGACAAAATGCGGACAGATGCGATTTATTTTCCGGTGGGTATCCATGCTATGCAGCAGCCGACGGGCTAGGCTGATCCCCGAAAACCCGGCCTCCGACCGGGCCGCCCGTCACACCTCAGTCTGATTTACAAACCCATGAGATGCCACAAAACGTCCGTTTGAACGCGTGGCCAGCACGCGTTTTGCCGCGTTAATGGCCCGATTTGTACAGAATTAAGGGCATCCAGGCCCATTTCCGTACATAAAACCGCGATTAACACCGCCAACTTACCCAAACCCATCGTCAGGGTATCGCGGCATGTAAGCCGTTGATCTCGCGGTGTCTGGTATTGACACACGACGCAGCCAGTGTGGTAGCCGGTTACCACATCAGAAACTGGCGGGATAACCGTGCGAAAACCACGCCCCAACGCCGCAATGATGGACTCATCAAAAGCCAGACTGGAAGTTTCCTATCTGTCGGTGACCGAACTCGTCCCCGCCGAACGCAACGCACGCACCCATTCCCCCGAGCAAATCCAGCAGATCGCCCGTTCGATCGGCGCCTTCGGTTGGACCAACCCCATCCTGATCGACGAGGGACGTGCCATCATCGCCGGCCACGGCAGGCTGGAGGCGGCTCGGGCGGCGGGACTGGCCGAGGTGCCCACGATCACGCTGGCCGGCCTCAGCGCCGCTCAGAAGCGCGCCCTGGCCATTGCTGACAACAAGCTGGCGCTCAACGCCGGTTGGGACGACGAACTGTTGCGGCTGGAATTGGGTGATCTCGGGCTGGAGGGCTTCGATCTTGGCCTGATCGGGTTCTCCGATCTGGAACTGAAGGACATCCTGGTCGATCGCACTGACGGGCTCACCGATCCCGACGACGTGCCCGAGCCGCCAGCGGAGCCTGTGACGCGGTTGGGCGACGTGTGGACGCTCGGGCGGCATCGGCTGGCGTGCGGAGACGCGACGAGCGAAACAGACGTGGCCAATCTGACGCAGGGTATGGTCGCTGATTTGTGCTTTACGTCGCCGCCATATCTACGCCAGCGTGACTATGAGGGCGGCGTCGGAGACTGGGACACGCTGATGCAAGGTGTTTTCCGCGCGCTGCCGACTCATGACGAGACGCAACTTCTGGTTAATCTTGGTATGGTGCACCGCGATGGCGAGTGGCTGCCGTATTGGGATGGCTGGATCGCATGGATGCGCGAGCAGGGGTGGCGCCGCTTTGGTTGGTACGTCTGGGACCAGGGGCCCGGAATGCCGGGGTCAGATCGAGGGCGCCTGGCATCCGCACACGAGTACGTATTTCACTTTAATCGCGCGGCTATACACACCCACAAAACCAAGCCGAAGTTGCCGGCAAGTATAGCAGTCGCGCGCGGAACAGGGCAGCGTGAGGCAGGCGACAGGGTCAAAGGGTACTTCAATTCGCCGCTTGCTGGCCTTCAGCCGAACAAGATACCCGATAGCGTGATCCGTGTCATGCGACACAAAGCGCGGGGAATTGAAACGGCACATCCCGCCGTCTTTCCCGTCGATCTTGTCTCTGAGATGCTGACTGCGTTCAGCGATCCTGATGACATGGTTTATGAGCCATTCTGTGGCAGCGGGACGCAACTGATCAGCGCGCAGAAAAACGGCCGGACGTGTCTGGCGATGGAAATCGCGCCAATCTACTGCGACATTGCCATCACGCGATGGCAGAACTTCACCGGACAGACCGCCACGCTCGCAGCCGATGGCCGCGCGTTCACTGACATCCAAACAGAGCGAGGACTGTCCCATGCCGCTTGAGGGCTTCGACGACGCCGATATCCCGCCGCGCGACATGGGGCGCCGCTCAGGCCCCGGATCGAGCGTGAAGATCGATCTTGGCGTGCTTGAACGGGGTGCGTCGATCGGCTGCACGATGCACGAACTCAAGGCATTAAGCGGCACGCCACACTCGACATTCTTCAAGCATCTCGCGGAAGACCCGGAGGTTAAG